GGTCCAAAAGGCCGTGAGACTCTTGGACGGTTGGGCAAACAAAGCCAAGTTAGATCTAGCGGTAAGCAAGGCACATTGGATCTAAACAGTCGTCGACATTCAGGTAATAGTATCATTGAAGCACTTAGTGATAAACAAATCGATGCTGCGTTCTTGATGGCAGTTCAAGATAAGGCCAAGGCCGGCGGTAGTAGTCAACCAAGCAGTCAGTCTGCTCCTGCGGATAGCGGAGGTAGCGGAGGTGGGTCAAGTGCATTAGGCACATTGGCTAGATCAGCTATGGGATTGCGTTCAAGGTCTTCTGGTGGTAGTGATACTACAGATAGCAGCAGTCCACTAGATGGTATTGATCTAGCCGCGTTGAAAGCGGGATTAACTAACGCAGTTAATGATAGACCTGTAGACAGATCTGCTAAACAAGAAATTCAAAAACTAATTAAACAACTTTAAAAGAACGGTAGTCCTGATTTTTTAGTTGTTTCTAAATTTTCTTTAATGATCTCTCCGATGATCATGCGTTCATCGTTTGTTAAATTAAGGACGTCTTGATAGCTCATGCCGCGCATATACCAGCACATCTTCAAGAGATCTTTCTTGAGCTCCTGTCCTTCTTTTTCTAATGCCTTAACATACTGTAGGATCTCCGGACGGGAGAGATTTAAGATCCTACTCCGAAAAAATTTGTTTGATCCATTGTCAACTCAACATCAAATGTAGTTTCACATTCTTGACAACTAACTGTTTGAGCTTTTAGAGCAATCTCATCTTTTAATTTAGTAATGTGTTCATTAATACCGTTGAATACCGCTGTTGGACTGTTGTTAACAAATTCTTGAATTTGTTCTTGATCAGTTACAAGATCAGTTGGTGTTTGAATACTGGTGATACAACCAGTAACAATGTCAACGGTAAGCTCAGTTAGTTTGACAAAACTCAATCCAAATCGTTCAATTTTTTCTTCATCTGTTAACGATTCATCATTGACAATAGAAATAATTTTTTGTTGTTCAAGACTTCTAATTGCTGTCTTTGTGATTTCTTTGTAGTTGTATGGTCTAATACTGATTACCAAAGGACCAACAGGGATTTCTTTTACATATTGGAATTGAGAAGCTCTGTCTAGATAGTGAACTAGATTGATTTGATAATCGTTAGAGTGATCACAGCTAGGACATATTGATGATACTTCCATCTCCTCACCGTATGTGGCAATTCGTATTGCAATTAACACAGCATCTAGATCAATACTGGGCATTAGCCAAGGATCTTTAATTGAAGGTATACAACTCTTGATAACTTCAACAGTGGCTTGACCGTTCATTAACGCATCAGGTGACTTAAAAATTAACTCGTCTTTAGCTGTCATAGCATAAACTGCATACTCGTCAATTTGGCTGTGATCCAGGATACCATCAGGATAAAACTCGCCGTTACTAGGCAATTTCAAATACAACTTAGGCTGTCTGAAATACCCGGCAAGCGGATTAACAGGCTTAGCCGTTGGCTGTGGAATTGTTTGTTCTGGCATTTTTTTACTCCGATAAATAAATGTGTATAAGTCTATTTATATGCGCATTTTTTGAGGTCTAAATTAATTATGGCAGATGTATATGGCGCTATTGGTGATCAACCAGTAGAACTAAACAACGCAGCAACCGAAGCAACGCTCAAAGCTCTGCTTGCCACAATGACGGCTATGATGAATAGTCAGTCAAAAAATACTAAAAAAGACAAAAAGATACAGACTGATCTTGAAGCAGAACTGCGCAGACTAGCCAAAGCTAGCAAAGACTCATCTAAAGCTAGAGAAAACGAGACAGCAGCAGTCAAAGACAACACCGAAGAGCAGACAAAAAATACCGCTGCTCAAAAGAAAGCAGCAGCCGCACAGAAAAAATATATTGAAGAATTAGAAGATTCAATTGTTATTTTAGAAAAACTAGCAAATGGATTGGAGCAAGCTGTTACTGGCCTATCAAGTATTATGACCAGTTTTTCTACAATGGGCAATAGTGTAACTGCTGCTGCGGCAACGTTTAATCATATTCCGATAGCAGGTAGACTGCTATCTAGTGTGTTTGGAGCTGTTGCCCAAGCAGCTGATCGAAGTATGACAGCGTTTCAAAAATCGGCCAGTGTTGGCGCAAACTTTGGCGGCAGTATTACTGACATGATTGATTCTGCCACAGGTGCTGGTTTAACTTTTGATGCGTTTAGTGGTATTATTGCAAAGAATGGCGAAAGTGTTGCGTTATTAGGACAAGGATCAGCTGACGGTGCAAAACGATTAGGCGAGTTGGGTAAACAAATTCGTAAAAGTGGGGTGGCTGATGAGTTGTATCGTATGGGATACTCTACCGAAGATATTAACAACGGATTAGCTTCATTTGGTGGTCGACTTGCCAAAGGTGGTGCATTACAAAAAATGACCACTGAACAGATTGCATCTGTTACTGGTAACTATCTCAAAGAATTAAATGCAGTAGCAACGCTTACTGGACAAAGTAAAGAAGCATTGCAAGAACAAGAAAATGCTCGCATGGCCGATGCGCAATATTTAAATTTAAAAAATAAGTTAGATGCTGATGGTCAAAAGAATTTAGAAATATTGATGGCTAGTATTCCAGCAGGAATGCAAGCAGGAGCCAAAGAAGTTTTAGCCACAGGCACAGCTACTACAGAAGCAGGACAACAATTTTTAGTCTTTATGAAAAATTCTGGTAGAAGTTTACAATCGTTAGGTAAAACTGCCGAAAGAACCGGAACTATTACTACAGATGCGGTAATACAAAATGCAAATCTTATACAATCCGAAGGAAAAGCATTATCAAAATCTAGTCTAGGAGGAGTTGCTGCAAAATTTATTCCAGAACTAAACGGAATAATGGTAGCATCAAATACACTTGCATCACGTCAAACAGATTTGGGCACAGAGATAAAAGGACAGATTGCCGCAGCAGCAGAGCGAAAGAAACAAGAACAAGAATTGCTAGATAAAGGATTAGATCCCGCATCGATGGAGAAGTTTAAGCAACAGATTGCTGCAACCAGCAACGAATTTACAAAAATGCTAGCAGGAATTTTACCAGCAATGATGGGAGCATTTACGCTACTTGCAGATTTTACTAAAACGTTCTTGGTACCTATATTTGTGTATCTAGCGACAAATATTAAAGCAGTTGTTGCTACTATGATTGCTCTTAAAGTTGCCCAGTTGGCATATAAAGCATCGCTTGCAATTGAAAGAGCCAAAGTAAATCAACGAGGCTCGTCGGCGCTAAATCCAATGCATGTAACTACCAACGGTAAAGGCGGCCTAGGTGACGGACCTGATGGTAAAGATAAAGATGGTAAAGATAAAAAAGGATCTAAAGGATCTAAAGGTCTAAAGACACTTGGCCGACTCGGCGGCGGTGTTGCTGCGGTAACTGCAATTGCAGGAATGGGAATGGAATTAAGCGAGATTAGCGACGAGTTAAAAGATGGAAAGATATCTGAAGACCAAGCTAAACAAAAAAAATCAGAAGCAGTCGGAGGCGGCGTAGGTAGCGCAGCAGGCGGAGCAGGTGGTACACTGGCAGGCGCAACTATTGGTACATTAATATTCCCAGGCGTCGGTACTGTGATCGGTGGTATCATTGGTGGTGTATTAGGTAGTAAGGGTGGGGACTTCCTTGGTAGAAAAGTTGCTGGCAAATACGCTGAGCCAAAATCAGATGTAAAGGGATTAGGCAAAGTTGCAGCGCAATTTGAATCTGGTGGAAATTCGGGTTCAGTATCAACTGGGCACGGCGATCACGGTGGCAAGAGCTACGGATCGTTCCAGTTATCAAGCAAAACAGGTGACGTTGACAAGTTCTTACAAAAATCTGGGTATGCAAGTCAATTTCAAGGTATGCAGGTTGGGTCAGCAGCATTTGACGCTCAGTGGAAAAAACTTGGGAAAGAAGATACTAAATTTGGCGAAGCTCAATCAGCACACGCTAAAACAACTCACTATGATCCGCAAATGGCAAAATTACAAAACAGCGGAATTGATTTGTCTAAAAAAGGGTTTGGCGTACAAGAAGCAATTATGTCAACTGCCAATCAATATGGTGCAAACACTGAAACTATAATCAAAGCTCTTAAAGGTAAAGACACCAATAAGATGAATGATAAAGAAATCATTGACGCTATTCAAGACTATAAAGCAGAAAATGTTAAAACAAACTTTAGAAGCAGTTCGGAAGCAGTTAAGGCCGGTGTTACAAAACGAATTAATCAAGAAAGACAAGCATTATACAAAGCAAATGAGGGCGGTGGTGTAGTAGTCAATGATCCGGTAACAGCTAAAAAAGAAGACAAGCCAAATACAGCAGTTGCAACAGCTAAAACAGAAAATACACCAAAATCTTCAGATACTCAAACAGCATTAGCTAAACCAAAAGAAGCCAAAGAACTTGTAAAAGCCACAGCGGTAAACACTCCAACTGCTTCTGCGGTCCAAACAGCATTAGCTAAACCAAAAGAAGCAGAAGCTGCTTCATCAACTGGCCTTGCAGCTAATCCAATGGAATCATTGAAACAAGGGCTAGCAGGTACTCAACAAACAGCACTGGGAGGACCTACTGGTCCTGCCGGCTCTCAAGAATCACCGGCTGTACTACTTTCTAGCTTAAATAGTAAGATGGAACAATTAATTAAAATTCAAATTGGTGCAAAAGACACTGGAGAAAAACAATTAAGAAAGACTGGCAACACAGACATGTTCACTAACATAGCTACTGCTTAATTGGATAAAAAAATATGAGTTGGAAAAAATACTTTACCCCTGTAAGCGTTAACAATCAAGCTGGAGGATTTAGCCCAATTAGTGGCGGAAGTCGTCCCGGACCAGCACATACAAACTACAGTTCTTATCTTCCTGATGTTTATGCAGGATCACCAAATCGTGTTGAACGATATATTCAATATGATACAATGGACATGGATTCAGAAGTTAACGCTGCTTTAGATATTCTTGCAGAGTTCTGCACTCAAAAAGACAAAGAAAATAATACACCTTTCCAGTTGTTCTTTAAAGGAAAACCCACAGCTACTGAAGTTAAAATTCTAAAAGAAAGTCTTCAGAAGTGGGTTAAACAACAACAATTTGATATTAGAACATTCCGTGTTGTGCGCAATACTTTCAAGTACGGCGACTGTTTTTTCATCCGCGATCCTGAAACTAAAAAATTATTATACATTGATCCAGTAAAAGTTACCAAAGTAATTGTTAATGAATCCACAGGCAAAACTCCTGAACAATATGTATTAAAAGACATTAATTTTAATTTTGTATCATTAGTAGCTACACAACCACATAATACAACAAATACAAGTCCGAGCGGAACTAGCTCTTATACCAGTGGAGGTGGGTTTGGCAAAGGCATGGTAGGCGATGCTGCTCGCCCTCCAGGAACACGTTTTCAAAATCAAACAAATGAAATTACTGTAGATGCAAAACACATCGTACATATTAGTTTGAGTGAAGGGTTAGATCAAAACTTTCCGTTTGGTAATAGTCTACTGGAATCAGTATTCAAAGTCTACAAGCAGAAAGAATTGCTTGAAGATGCAATTATTATCTATCGTATACAACGAGCTCCTGAGCGTAGAATTTTCTATGTTGACGTGGGTAACATGCCGGCACACATGGCCATGGCATTTGTAGAACGTGTTAAAAACGAAATCCAACAAAGACGTATTCCTAGCTCAACAGGTGGTGGCAATAATATGATCGATGCCAGTTACAATCCGTTAAGTGTCAACGAAGATTACTTCTTTCCGCAGACAGCAGAAGGTCGTGGATCCAAAGTTGAAACACTTCCAGGTGGTACCAACCTAGGTGAAATTACAGATCTGCGATACTTTACCAACAAGCTATTCCGTGCTTTGCGCATTCCAAGCAGCTACTTGCCAACATCTGTTGATGATGCTAGTAACACAGTAACTGACGGAAAAGTAGGCACAGCATACATTCAAGAGCTACGTTTCAATGAATATTGCAAACGCCTACAGAACTTAATTACTCCAACTCTAGACTTAGAATTTAAAATTTGGATGGAATCAAACGGTGTAAACATTGATTCAAGTTTATTTGAATTACGTTTTAATCAGCCGCAGAACTTTGCTGCATATCGTCAATCAGAGCTTGATACTGCTCGTGCAGCAACATACAGTACAGTTGCAGAAATCCCACATCTTTCTAAACGTTTTGCACTAAAACGCTTCTTAGGTTTATCAGAAGAAGAGATTAAAGAAAACGAATTGATGTGGAGAGAAGAGAACGGTAATAAACTAAAAATTGTAGGAGATGCCGCTAGCGAAATGAGAGGTATTGGCATCACTCCGTCAACTATCAGTGCAGAAGCAGGTGCAGCAGACGCAGAAGCACCCGACAATTTAGCTGCAGAAGTTCCTGCAGAAGGTGCAGAAACCTCACAGCCTGTGGCACCACCTCCAGCCGGTCAGTAATAAATACATTATGCTCCTACGTGAATTCTTTTATTTTAACGACAATACCAATGACTTTTCAGTCGATCAACGATATGAAAACTCTAAAGACAGTTCTGTGGTCAAAAAATCAGACACACGTAAACTACGTTTAACTCTTAAACAAATAAACCAGCTGCGAATACAAAGCGAAGCTCATGATTTTGAAGAAGAATCAGAAAGAGCTTTTATACAACAAATGTACGGTACCCCAGTTGAAGCAGACCAACCCGCAGAATGAACCCGCTTTCGTATTAGGTAATGGCAGAAGTAGACTACACGTAGATGCTCCTTCGCTATTATTGCACGGCACTGTATATGCTTGTAATGCTGTTTACAGAGAATTTGATCCTGACTTTTTAATAGCTGTTGATGTTAAGATGGTTAACGAAATCATTTCAGCAGGATATCATAAAACCCACAGTGTTTGGTCCAATCCTAATAAAGGAATTAACGCTAAGAGCGGAATTAATTACTTTCATCCACATAAAGGATGGAGTAGTGGTCCAACAGCATTGCACTTTGCCTGCGAGCGTGGACATAAAGAAGTGTACATATTTGGGTTTGACTACCAAGGAATTGGCGGAAAATTCAATAATGTATATGCTAATACTTTTAATTACAAACGCAGCGAAGACGTTGCAACTTATCACGGAAATTGGTTGAGCCAAACAGAAAAAACAGTTAGAGATCACAGATATACTCAGTTTTATCGAGTTATAGAATCCGGCGGGTTTATTCCTGACAAACTGGCAAACTCAAACATAACACATATATCCTTTGACGAATTTGCACAAAAGTTTCCGGGTACTATATATGCAGATGAAACCATTCAAAAAAGTATCATTTAACACCAAATTGTAATCATTGAGTTAAATAAAATGTATGACAGCCTACCCATCTTTAAGGAGAATATAACATGGCAGATAAAAACTTACTAGCACAGATGCTAGAGAACTTGGTCAACAACGATCAAGCTAAAGCAGAAGAATTATTCCACGAGTATGTAGTTGCAAAATCTCGTGAAATCTACGAAGATCTTATTGAATCTGAAATCGAAGATGAAGATGATAAGGAAGTAGATGAAGCAGCTGATGACGAAGAAGCTGAAGAAGACAAAGTAGACGAAGCATCCGATGACGAAGAAGCCGACGAAGATAAAATGGACGAAAATTTCGAAGATATCGCATATGAAGGTGATGACGAAATGGGCGGTGACCCAACTGACGACCTAGAAGCTGAATTGGGCGACGAAGAAGAAATGGACGACGAAGAAAAGTCCGAAGACGAGCTATTCATGGATTTAGAATCCATTGTTGACGAATTACAAGCTAAGTTCGACGAATTAAAGGGCGGTGACGACATGGGCGGTAACGACATGGGCGACAATGCAATGAAAGACGATTTTGATCTAGCAACTGTACGTGAATATGTTGAGAAAGTTCCAGCAGGCCATGGCGCAGAAAAGAAAGGTCAAGGCGAAAAAGCTGACAATACAAAGTCTATCGTAGCTGGCAAGAATGATATGGGCGGTACAACTGCTAATATCCTAAGCGGCAAAAACGGTAGTGACGCAGGCGAAGCTGGTTCCGCAGGCGGTCAACTAAAAGGTAATGGTTTGTTGAAAGGTAATCCACAGTTACAAGACGGTGGTAATGTAAATACTCCTGGCGCAAAGAATGGTAATGCATTCTCTAAGAAAGAACCAGGACACGGCGCAGAAAAGAAAGGCGCTGGCGAAACTGCTGACAACAAGCAAAGTCTTTTCCGTGGTCGTAGATAATTAGGACGAAACGGTGAAAAAATTTACTCTAGCAGAACATTTAAGTTACGATCAGGCTAAGATTGTCTTGGAGAGCGAAGAAGGTGCAGACGGCAAGAAGTCGCTGCATTTAAACGGTATTTGCATTCAAGGAGACATCCGAAATGCAAACCAACGTGTTTATTCTTCTCAAGAAATTGGCAGGGCTGTCAAAACGCTCAACGAGCAGATCGCTGGTGGTTACTCTGTGCTAGGTGAAGTTGATCATCCGGAAGATTTACGCATCAACTTGGATCGAGTCAGTCACATGATTACAAAAATGTGGATGGATGGTCCAAACGGCTACGGAAAACTAAAACTACTTCCGACTCCAATGGGACAGTTAATTCAGTCTATGTTGGAAGCGGGAGTCAAGTTGGGTGTATCGAGTAGAGGTTCAGGCGAAGTAGACGGGGAAGGTAATGTTCAAGGTTTTGAAATTATTACCGTTGACGTAGTAGCACAACCAAGCGCCCCGGGAGCTTACCCAACTCCAGTTTATGAACACTTGATGAATAATACAGGTGGATATCAGGCATTTAAAATAGCAAAAGAAGTCCAAGGCGACCCAAAGGCACAGCAATACATAGCAGAGAGCTTGATGAAAATCATCAAGGGTCTCAGATAACCAAGTAGGAGAATCACATGCTAGATATCGTAAAACAATTGTTTGAGAACAATGTGATTTCCGAAGAAATCAAATCGGAAATTGAATCAGCTTGGGAAGGCAGAATTCAAGAAACCCGTGAACAAGTCACCGCAACATTACGTGAAGAATTTGCTCAGAAGTATGAGCACGATAAGTCCGCAATGGTAGAAGCTGTAGAAGGCATGCTAACAGACCGCTTACAAGCAGAGTTAGCTGAATTCGCAGAAGATCGCCAGGGCCTGATCGAAGCAAAAACAAAATACGCAAAGAAAATGAAGAAAGATACCGAAGCAATGGAATCTTTCATTATGAATAACTTGGGTAAAGAGCTTGCTGAATTGCATGAAGATCGTAAAGCAGTTGCAGGTAACGTGGCAAAATTAGAATCTTTTATTGTGGACACTCTAGCGAAAGAAATCGCAGAATTCCACGCTGATAAGAAAGACCTAGCAGAAACTAAAGTACGTTTAGTACGTGAAAGCAGAGCTAAGTTTGAACAAGTTAGAAAAGATTTCGTCAGTCGTTCAGCTAAAATCATCGAAGAAACAGTCTCAAAAGGCTTGCGTTCTGAAATGACTCAGTTGAAAGAAGATATTAATGCTGCTCGTAAAAACGACTTTGGTCGCAGAATTTTTGAATCTTTCGCAAGTGAATTTGCAGCAAGTCATCTAAATGAAAAATCTGAAACAGCAAAACTATTAAAAGTAGTTGCGCAAAAAGAAATAGAATTAGAAGAAGCGGCAAAAATTGTTGCAGACACAGAAAAATTAGTAGAAAGCAAAAATGCTGAACTACGCATTGCTAAAGACATAAGCACACGCAAGGAAGTTATGAACGAATTGCTAGGTCCATTGTCTGGTGACAAGCGTTCAGTAATGGGCGAACTACTAGAATCAGTACAAACAGATAAGCTACATGCAGCTTTTGACAAGTACATCACATCAGTAATGAATGGTGGTGCTCCAGTCAAGAAAGCATTAACAGAGGCTAAAGAAATAACAGGCGACAAAAAACAGGCACAATCTATCAGTGGTGAGGAAAGAACCGCTGAGATTTTTGACATCCGCAGGCTTGCGGGACTAAAAGTTTAAGGAGAACTATAATGTCACAATTACTCGAGTCACGCTGGTCGGAAACCAAAGAAGCTCTTTTAGAAGGTCTTCAAGGTCACAAGCGCACAGTAATGGCAACAACTCTCGAAAATACCCGCAAGTATTTGTCTGAGTCTGCTACTGCTGGTGCTACATCCGCTGGCAACGTTGCAACCCTAAATCGTGTGATCCTTCCAGTGATCAGACGTGTAATGCCTACCGTTATTGCTAACGAGTTAGTAGGTGTACAACCAATGACTGGCCCAGTTGGTCAAATCCACACTCTACGTGTTCGCTACAGCGACGCAAGTGAATTTGCTGCTGGTACAGAAGCATTGAGCCCATTCCAAATCGCTCAAGGTTATTCTGCTAACTCATCTAGCGCAACTGCTAGAGCAGCTTCTACAGCCGCTCTTGAAGGTGTAGCTGGTAACAAGTTAAGCATTCAAATCTTGAAGCAAACAGTTGAAGCCAAGACACGTAAATTGTCAGCTCGCTGGACATTTGAAGCTGCACAAGATGCACAAGCCCAACAAGGTATTGACATCGAAGCAGAAATCATGGCTGCTCTTGCACAAGAGATCACAGCTG